AGACCATTGTTCAGGAATAAACAGTCCAGATAATCCTGTAGTACCATCTTTATCTAATAAATCTGTTTTAACAGCATATATATCATTATTAGTAGGATTAAGTATCATATCCTTAAGTGGATTACATTGATCTAAATCACCAACAGATCCTGCTGCAATAAACTGTCCTGTAGTCATCATTCCAGATGACATTGCGGGACGTAAATACTCATACGTATCCATCATCTTGGGTGCAATACCAGCTTCTTCATGAAAGAAATAAGTTGTAGGTCCACCTACTCCAGTTGTTGCATTCTTTTCAAATGATGCACCTTGTATCTTAGATTTTAAACCTTTACTTGTTTTTCTATTGCCAATTCTAACCTCAATCTGCTGTTGCCAAAGTAAAACTTTTTCCGGGTTACTTGGTCTATACCAAGCAGTATGCTCATTAAGAAAATCTTTATACTCTTCTAGAAACTTCCAGGATCCTTTATCATTAATGTAATCTTTAAGACTTGCCCCTATTTTACAAACACTACCTTCTTCAAACCAGTATGTATTTATAAGCTTACCCATATGGAAATAAGAAGATGCTATCTGACGTTTTTTAAATATAGCAGCATGTTTATTATTTAATTCTGCTATTATCTCATACATAGCCATATGATACTGAGCATCTCTAACTTTTGCAAATCCGTATGCTTTTTCTTCTTTATCATAAATAGGAAGAAAATTCAACCACATATAATAGTCTCTGGTTAAATACCATGTCTCACCTTTATTGTGATATATAACTCCATTTCTACATTTATCTTTTTCTTTATCCCAATATGTAGTGAAGTCTTTTGATCTAAAAGGTTTGTTGCAATAAAACCCTTGATTATTAAATATTCTAGCCTGTTCATTAAAAATGAAAGACGTTTCATCAAAGTTATATTTACCAGGCTCCTTAAGTAATGGCAATAAAAAATCTAACCACTCTTGCTCATTTTCAAAAGTGGTTTCAGTCCATTGACCATTATCATATGTTTGTACAATTTTATGCATCTACTATTTTTGCAAATATCATATCATAGTTCATCAGCTGTACTTTTTCGCCATCATGCATCATATCTATACCGTCTGCATGTTCAGAGTATTTTACAACATCTCCAACCTCTAATCCTTGAACGGCATCTCCAACTGCTACTATATCAGCAATATATTCATTTACTACTTCTGTTTTTAGTATTGTTGTTCCCGGATAATATTGAGCTGGTACTTTGTTCTTTATCAATACTTTTCTGCCTATTGGTACTACCTTTTGCTTTGTCATTTTTATTTGATTTTGATTTGTATATGGGTTCATCCCAGTATAAAAAAATTAAATTATTGGTCATATGCTAGTCCTTGACCTCCGCGTACAGAGGTTGATTGTTCATCTTTTAAATCCTTAAATGCGCCTTTAAATGATTGCCTAATTGCGTCAAAGTCTTTAGCTACAGCTCTTATTTGACTAATGTTTCCATCTCTACCATCTGTTATTTGAGTATTTGCCATATATGTAGCCATATTATCTAAAGCCTTTTTAATTCCCATATATGCCCGCATTGTTGGCGTTTCATACATTTTTAAACACATATCTAAAGCATATCTTATCTTAGGATCTTCTGTAGATTCTTCTAAACTAACTTCTGTTATAACAATATCTTCTTTTTCATGTTCCGGTAAGTTAAAAAATGGATTAGATTCTGGATCTGGACAAGCCATATAAAATAAATATTGATATATGGACATATATGATTCAGGATATTCTTCCATTATAGATTTTAAAAAGTCTAAAGTATAACAGTGTTCTGTCACTACTACTTTATCATTCTGAATATCAAATAATTTTACTATCATGTTGTTATATCATTTAATACAGTTGCCATTAGTGCTGCAATTTTTATAGATGAACCATTGTCAAAAAATATTTCAGTTCTACCCGGAACTAAATTCGCACCATCTACTACAGGACCTAAACTTACAACTTTAGTTCTATTATAATAACCGATCTGAAGTGACTCTATTATATTCTGTTCTTGAGTATCATATGAGATTGGAGCACCCAATGAACCAGTCAAGGCTGCAGTAACTGAAGGATCCGTGCCTGGCGGAAGTGTAGGTAACGGAGGACCAGGTTGAGTTACGGTTGTTGTAACTGTTTCTGCAAATTGTGTAACAATAGTACACAAAATCATGTCATTTGGATCTATAGCTGCCATTTTATTTTGTTTTTAGCCAATTAATAATACTAATAACTTCAGACTTAAGATAAGGTAAATCATACATTGTGATATCTTCTAAAATAGGCTCTCCGTTTATATGTTCATTAATTGGATAACCATTTTCATCTTCACCTATTTGTTTAAATTTTACATGTTGTATTGTAAGCTTTCCTATTTTAAGTTTAGGATTATGCTTCTTAATAATATAAGCATAAATACTCAATTGTAGATTATAATGGTTTAGATTACAATCATCTAAATGAGATACTGGTTTATATAACTTCTTAGTTATACCCTCCCAATTAGTAAAGCCTTTTTCTTTTATTTCTTTATTTGTCTTGTAATCATTAATATTAATGACTCCATTTACTATCTCAACTACATCAGCCTGGCCGCAAATTTTTGCAGACTTTAAATAAACTAAATGTTCTGGATATACGCCATCTGAAAGCTTTTGTTCTGGTGCTAGTTTAACACCATTTTCTTTAACTATAGGTTTTATTATTGGAACTTCAATTCCATTTTTTTCAATTGTTTTAAAATCTAGTATATCAGCTTCTCTTTGATTATGATACCAATTACCAAGTTTAATTGCTCTATTTTTTTCTCCTTCCCAAGCATCTAAAATTTCTTTTGGTGTCATACCGTACCATTTAGATCTTTTATTTCTAGATGATTTTTTTGCTTGTGTTTCACCATCAAACGGTTCTTTAAACATGCTAACTAATGATGTAACACTAATCCAGTCTATCTTGTCTTGATCATTGCTTTCATATGTATGTCCTTTTTCTTTAAATGTTATTGCCATAGCTATAAGTTTTGTACTCCTGGAAAATCAGGATTTTTATCTTTGTGTAATAATTGTGCAACAGCTGACCCAAACTCTCTGTCATTAGGAAAATCTTTTCTCAACTCTATAACTTTTTCTTTAAAATATCTATCATTTTTACTTACATATGTATAGTCTACATTTTCAGTAAAATACTCTTTAGTTTGCCTAAGTTTATTTAGATCCGTCTTTGCCATCTTTTATATTTTTATTTAACTTTTCTTCTTCTTCGTCTGTAAGTACAGCATTCCATTTATCTAAAGGACAAGAGCTAGATAATGATCTTATTTTAAGCCCCAAGCTGCAACCGCATTCACCACAACATGGTTCTGTCTTAGGAACTGTACATTTTTTACCACCTCTATCTAATGAATCACACCTCACACAATGTTGCTCCCATCTTTCTTTAGCAATAGCTTCTACATGCTCCTTCTTAAATAATTTATTTTTTATTCCTTCCAGAATTTGACTTCTATTATTAAAAATATCTTTTATTTTCATGATCTATTATTTTTAAATTCAGATCTTTTATCATTTATTTCTTTAATTTTAATCAACATTTTTTCATATTTATCTATCTTATTTTCAACAGATAATACTTTAGAATAGCCTTTATAGGTACGCTTTTCTAAATTACCTAAATAACTTTTGTTTTTAACTATAGCTTTTTCAAGTCTTGCTTTTCTTATTGAAAATGTACCTAATCCTTCAACATAAATTCTATTATCATCTAAATTAGATAAAGCTTCTCTTACTTTAGCATAATAAAATTGAACTAGATCATCTACTACAGACTGATGCACCCCAACTTCATTTGAAATATTCTTTTTAAATGTTGTATATTTTTTTGGTATCATTCTCCAAGAATTTTAAAATCTAATAAAACTACACCCTCCTTTGAAGTTTGTATTTTATTAGATAATAGAATACTTTTTTTGCTATTTCCATTTTTAGATATCAAGCCTTTTTTAGTAGCTTTATTTACAGCGTTTCTTGCAGATTGCGGGCTTTTAAATACATCATTTGTTACAGCTATCTTGCAAAAATCTGTAAGTTCATGCTCACCCAATAATCCTAATAGAGCTAGGCAATTTAAATCTGCATTGCTTATCTGTATATCATTGAAAAAACAATATGTTAGTATTTGATACTTTAATGTTTTATCTAAACTAGTTCTTATTTTCTTTGTTATTTTAGTTACTTCTGCCATCTCTAAAGTTTTAAAATTATTTCCACTAATCTCTCATCTGGATAAACATCTGATTTACCTCTTCTTACATTAGTGTGACTTAATAAGCCTTTAACTTTACCATAATATGCATCTTCTTGAAATTCAAATGCTTTCTTAGGACCGTACTTCTTTATAAACTGTTGAAGTCCTATTCTCATATCAATCTGATCTCTTTCTGCTATATATCTTAAAAGCTTATCAACCTCTTTTATTTGTTTGTCTGAATACCGGTGATAAAAAAATTTACCTCTAAATGGCTCATCAAGTTTTATAACTTGACTTTTATCTACAGCGGAATTAAAATATGTACGGTATTCCGTAATAGTTCCATCTATATCTATGATTTCATCTAAGTATCCTGTAGAGCATATTTCTATACCAACAGAGTGTCTGTTCATATGTCCAGATCCAGTCTTACCTAAATGCCATCCATAGCCGCTTTCTGGAAAAGCTTGTACTGTATTACCATCATATTTATTATCACCTGTTTTATGGGATTGACCCCCTATAACAAACTCTGTAGCAACTCTACCCCGGGTATCCTTGTTCCAATGATCTATTGTTCTGTATGGATTTTCTCTACCAGCTGTATGATGTAAAAAACAATATTCATTCCCGCCTTTTTTAGAAACGTATTCATCTTTACTTAGATAATATTTATGGACTAACTGATTATAAGAAGTTTTAAAGTATTGCGAGTTTATATCACTATCTTCATCAATTGCTTCACCGCTGGATTTACTCATGGTAAGCATATGCCATGTCTTAGATCCAACTATCCCATCTACTTTTAGTTGTTTTTCTAGCTGAAAGCGCATTACAGCCTTTTCAGTCTGGGGACCAAACTTACCATCTGGTATAACATTTATAATTTTTTGAAGTCTTACTACATTAGGTCCGGTATCTCCCTTTTTTAATAGCTTAGTCATGTTAAGATTTTTCTACTTTAAGTTTTCTTTTCTCTTTCTGAAAGTTTTCCTTAGCTTCTTTTTGATTATTACTCATTTCATCAGGAGTTAATTTAGCATTCTCTACCTGCATATACGCATCTGCCAAGAAGGCTTGAGCCTGCATTCTCTTAGCACGAGACTCTTCTATCTCTGTCATTAAGTTCTCATACTGAGCCTGTATTTTTAGATGAGGTATTTGTTTTTTGTAAAAATCCGTAATTTCTTTACGTCTTTTATCAGCTTCTTCCGGAGTTAACGGTTGTTTGTTGGTCTCTTCACTCATAATATTTAATTTAAAATTTTAATCAAATATATGAAAAAAGTTTAAATAATTAAAGTTTACTGAATTGTTTTTCTAAATGTATTATCCGAATAGTGTTCTATAACGATACCACGGTATTCGTCATTTACGTCTTGACCCATTATGTTGGTCTTCTTGATAAGTTTAGGTTTTTTCCTTATTATAGTAACGGATACGGGGTTAAATGTTTCAGACTCACCATCATAATCAGTTTGCTTTAATCTGTAATAAGATGTGCCATCAACAGGATTAACGTCAAGCCATGTATAATCTATTTGGGTGTTTGCATTTCCTGCACCGGTTATTCTGATCATTTCCCACCATTCATATGCATCTGTGCTGCGCTCAACAGAAAAGTAGTCATTATTTATTTGAGAAGCTGTTGACCATTCAACTATCACACCATCTTGAACAGGTTCAGCACTGAAGCTTAACAATTCAATAGGTAATGCTACTGGATCTGATATGTCAAGGAAACCTACATGAGAATACTTATTGTTTAAGTTCCCCGTTCCGCCAGCATCTAAAACAAATGCAATAGCAATTGTAGTTGTGGGTAATGATACCATATATGTTCCATTTAGATTAGAGATATCATAATAAAACCAGCCCCCATCATAGAAATACAATGCAAATAGATCCCCACTTCTTATATCACTTTCTTGAGACCACAATAAATCTACAGTATTCCAACTACTAAAATCATATATGGGAGATTGAAATACATAAAACTCACCATTAGTGTAAGTACCTGTTATATTGAAACAAAGTTCTCCAGAATGAGAACCTGTATTAGGCAATCCAGGTGAAGTCCATTCTCCAACTCCATCAAAGCTATCAAATTGCTCCAATATCTGCTGCCCGGATACAAAAACTGTACATAAGAAGAATACTATACTACTAATCCATTTCATCTAATATCTTTTTTAGTTCTGCACACCTTAAGTAATGCTCTTCTGTATCCTCTGCTACATAGTAGTCAATCATAGTCTCCAGCTCCTCTCTTTCAATACCTGAATGAGGATCATATGCCATAAGAGCAGTGGCACCTATATCATGTTTCTCTTCTATTAGATCTTCAAATGCAATCTTATTTGTTAATACTCTATAGGAATTATCATATGCTGTATCTAACATTATGCGCTCTAATTGCATCTTTTCTAATTCAGATAATTGCTCTTCTTCATTAAACTCTGGTTGTTCCATGTTACTTCTTTATATAAATAATATACAAATTTCCTAGCAGTCCCCCCACTCTTTAATCCAAAAAATTTATACCCCCTCTGCAAAATGTTGTATGTGTTGCATGTGCATGGGGTCCTATGATTCTGCTCCCCGGCTAAATTTTGAGTTGGGGATACCCCCTAGCCAATAATTTAAAAAATTAAAGATATGTCACAGAAAAAATTAATTTTCAGCAACAAATCACAATCAGTGATTGATTTCGTAATAAGCTTAGGTGCTAACACCATCAAGCTTATCAAGAACCCTAACACCAAGAAGAACTTCTTCGTGGTGGACGGCACCGAGATGACAGGCAGAGTATCAAAGGAGATAACAAAGTTATCACCTGAACTCCGCGTCACCTGGGTTGACGTTGAAGGCGGAACAGAAGAGGACTCCTCTTACTTGTTACACCTTCCGGGCTCTGACGAGAACACGTTGGACACTCTATCCTGCAAAGGATAAGAGTGCCCTAACGGGTTTGCCCTGTTGCTGGAAAGCATTGTTACTCAAGCGGGCTGAGTAACTGCGCACTGTAGATTTGCGTGGAAACAGAACTACACTACTACCAATGTTTAAGGGATAGCATTGGTAGTAGTTATTTAATTATCCTATTACACTTAAAACCAAACACGTTATGTACACAGAACATAATGGTGTAATCACTCCTTCAGAGTGGTTGACCAACCCAAACGCGTAGTAATACGTGGGTAATGCCGGTCCAAAGGCGGAGTTTAACCAGCTTAGCAACAGAAATAGGTTAAATTTTTTATTTGTGTGTGTTGCATTATTAATGTGACACCTCATTTGCCATAATCATTGGGTTGGCATCCAATAAAATATTAATTAGTCCATAGTATATATATGGCTAACAAACACTAGATGGTAGAAGGTAACTGAAATGTTATGCTGGTACAATGCTATTGAAAAAGGATGTGGTAGATTCCGTTGAGAAGATTAGTTCTAGAATAATCATTCTCTCTACATAGTCATTTAGTGTTAACTTAATGAGAGCACACAAGTAAAACTAATTGTCAGGGAATTCTGCAGGTAGAAAAAGAAAGACGTTAAACTAATGCCTTCTTGTGTGTTCTCTCTCTCTATAGAGTTTATATAATAGCAACCCGTTTATTCACTTAAAACTTTAACTATGATGTTTGAAGATGCACAATTTATGGCTGACCTATATAGTATCAGCCCAGAATTAACATGTCAGTGTGATGATGTTCACACTTGTCAACAATGCCATGAAGCATATGAAGAAGGTAAGCGTATTCGTTTACAGAAACTTCAAGATGCCATGGATAAAAGTACTAAAAGGGCACAGAGTCCTTGAGATTTGATCACCTCATCCACTCTGTGCTTATCTAATTATGGGGACAACGGGACAACCTTGGTTTGAATCCTAAACGTTGTAGTGCTACTGAACAATAGTAGGTAGCACTCTTTATAGTTGTAATAACTGTGCACAATGGATTGGGTAAAACCAGGACGTGCAGTAGGAAGTAATTACCCTGCAAGATTAACTTTAATTAAGTTAATGATAAGTTACTACAATTTTATTTGACGAAGTGCCTTACCAAGGCTAGTCCTGCAATGAGGATGAAGAAAAGGGAATGGTAAACCCATCAAAGTATATCTGGACAGGCCAAAACACGTTTGAACTACAAGCAATCACTAGGAATAGGAGGTTGTCTCTTCATTGAGAGTAGGAGTGCTAGTCTGGATGAATTATATTGTGGCAATAATGCCAAAATTAAATTAAATAAAACCCATATTGCTAACTGATCATTAGTATTATGGTCACAGGGACAAGATGCAGCATAGTCTCCTCGTTAGTTGAAAGAAGATACATTGAATTCAGTCTTTACTAACTACCTGTGAAAGCTAAGGTGAGAATCCTTGGAACGCTTAACATTGCCGTGGCTTATGTCTATCCTTGAGATAGCATTAGTGTCTATAGAAATGTTCGCCAGCTCTCATGGCGTTAAGATAAACCAGTAATGGTATAAATCCATCAGCAACTTGAAAGGCTGTGGAGATATATATAGTTCGCTATATGTATTTTATAGAAGAGTATTTCAATATCCATGTAACGGCAGCGTCAAATCCCTTCGGGTGCGTGAGTTGTGTGGAGAGTATGACAGGCATGCTCTTGAGCTTAAAAGGCAATAAGAATTGAGATAGGTATTGGTACTATGGTGTTGTCGCACTTAGAGCTGGTATTAGAATTTGCATCTAGAATGCTGTGAGAAATCACGTGTTCGTATAGATAATAGTTTAGTGAGTAGCCGTGACAAGCAAAAGCAGGTGGGAGTAGTAGTCTAAACTTTTCAAAAGAAAGCAAGATTACATAAACTCTAAGCGTCTCTTATCATTAACCTGAATCCTAACTTAGCCATTAGATTGGCACATTTAAACAAGAAAAACAAATGAAGAAAGCAAAATTAGTTTAGAGACTATTGTGATGGCACTAACGCCAACAATGTTCTTATCCTTCTGTAATATGAAGGCATAGATAGCTCGCAAGGCTTGCTATGAAGGAATCCGGTAGTATCTGTAGTGAGGTGACAACCTCTTTAGCTCGTAAGGCATGCGGTATGAAAGTGAACTTATGACCACTTTAGTAGTGATGGCGGACATCTTAATCCGTGAACATGTACAGTACAGACCAGAAATGGACTGTGTGAGATAATTACTGAAAAGTTAATTAATCTGTACACAAAGAGTCAAGCTCTCAGCTCTTTATTTTATTCACTCAAAATCAACCACTATGAGAAACTTATTTAAAGATGCTATCTATCTATTTGACATGGAGATAGAAAAGCCTACTATTATTACCAGCCAAGCTGATGATAGTTTTGAAGTACATGTCATTCCAGATATGGAAAGAAATTGTATTGATGGATTCCATATTAAAGAAGTTGGGATTCAATTGAATATTTATATTATTAAAGATAATGAATTAGAAGAAAAAGACATTTTTAGTGGAAATCACATGGATGATAAATATTTTTTTGATTTTCTTAAATGGTTTCATGATAATCCAAATCAATTAATAGAAGTATTCTACAGAAGTAAATTAGAAGTAATAACTAAAACGTAAAAATTATGGAAGGTAAATGGAAATCAGTATTATTAGCAACTTATGAAGATGTTGAATCAGGATGTACTATACATATACATAGTTCAGACTTTCGCATGTACTCACCCAACAAACAAATTATAACCAAGCAAGATATATTTGAAAAAGCTTCTTGGGGAAAGGGTTTTAAAACATTGCACTACTCACCACTATTTGAAAAAGGACCTGTTAGGATCTTTACACCTGAATCAAATAGTAAATATGTTGAGGAAGATATTTTCGGGGAATAACCCCAAAGTCGCATACTATAGGCGGTCTATAGTTAAAGCAGAGAGAACTGTGAAGTTGCAAATTAAACACAAGGTAAAAAGTCTCGTTCCTTAAAAAAAGAGAAAAAAATGTACACGGGAGTGCTATTTAATAGTACTCCTAATTTTTTAATTAACAAATCAACTATGAGAATTTTATTAATCATTGGTTTATTAGTGCTATTAGTACTAAGCCAAGCAAAACTTAACAAATTATGAAACAAAATGTAGCGTACCTATGGTTTGTTTTACTATTAGGAACATTTACAGCTATACTATCAGGTATGGGAACTGTAAATGTTATGGCCTTTATTATATCCTATTGTTTCTGGGGATGTATGTTGGCTCCTATGATCCAAATTAATGAGTCATGAAAGAATTATGGCAAGAATTTAAATGGTATCATAAGTTAATAGTGATAACATATCTAGTAGGAGTAATTATACAATGTGCTCTAAACATAGCAAGAAGTCCAGTATGGAACGGATAACTGTGTCTCAAGGTGAGATACAGGATGCTATGAAGCACAGAGTACACAGGAACAAGAAGAAATATTATAAAAAAGTTAAACATAAAAACAAATCAGATGAAAAAAATCAGTAAAGGAAACATTGCCATATTTTGTGGAATGTTATGTAGTTTATTATTTATGGCACCATTATATACAATGATGTTCTTTAATCCACAATTAAGCCAGGAATGGTTGACATTATCAATTGCACCCGGAATGTTAGGATGCGGATTGCTTATATGTGGTAACTATATAGTAAACTTAGAAGAAAAAATAAAATTATTGCAACCACGTAAAAGTGGTTTTAATTTAGTAAAAACCAAAAAAAAATAATCATGAACAGGACAGTAACTTATCAAAAAAAGCAAATTAACTACAGAGCTGAATTTCAATTAGTATTTGGATTTGCCATAGGTTTTCATACATATGATGGATCTAGTTATAAATCAAAATTTTTTACACTGGTAATTCCAGGGATGACAATAGAACGTACAGTAAAAAAATACAAAAAAGATGTTTGAAGTAGATAATAACTTATACATGTATACCAGAAATGGTATTTTACATTTCACGCCATCCTTGGCGTTCGCAGATAAGCGTAAAGATGAAGGAACAGATATAGGGGTAGCTTAGGTTACCCTTTTTTTAATTTAATAAAAATCAAAAATGAAAAATTTATTTAAAAACCCAATTTTATACGTTGCAGCATGGTTTGCTGTAATAGGTACATTAGCTGCACTATTAAGTTCTTGTGCAACTCATTATGTTGGATGTGATGCTTATGGTTTAAATGATGGTCTAGATTATAAAAAGCCTAAAAAAGGTAATGTTTATGAATCTGGATATGAAATTATGACTCCAGGTAGAGCAGAACATTTAGCAAAAATAAAAGATAAGTAATGTGGCGAACAATACTTAAAGGAGACCCTGGGAAACTATTTAAGGGTAATTCTTTTAATTTAGTACAATCTGAGGCAGGTTTATACTTGTCTCAGAGTTACTTTTCTCCCAATCAGTATAGAGCTGAATATAAGATTAAATCTAATATCACCATCAATGAACATAAATATTATCCAGTCAGTTTAAAAATACCTAAATGGTATCAGGAAATCTTTAAAAGATTTGAAGCATTAGGTATGCCAAGAAAGGCAAAAGTAAACTGCAAAGAATTAAAACTTAGCTTAGTAATTGATGAATCATTTGCTGCATTAGAGTATTACAATGAATCTAATGGTATTGATTTTAAAAATCATTACTATAACATTGAAGTATTCAAACAATTGAGAAATAGATGGCGCATAGTAAGCGCGCATCTTAAACAAATTACTGATGAAGAATTTGCCAGTTTTAATATACCTGAAGTAATTAATGAAGAAAATGCAGAGCGTATTTTAGAACTACCTAAAGATATTTTGCATAAATAATTACGGTATGCCGTATACTAACAGTACCAGTATTATATATGTATAATACTATAGAGTTTGGTTGATGAGTGGAGAGTAAGTTGCGTAGATGGGGGTGGTCCCTATCTGCGTTCTTACTTTTTTAAAAACAAAAAATTATGAAAAATAACGTAGAAACCGCAGGTATGGAGGCATTAGGGATATTCCTTATATGTGCTATTGCAGTAATATTATGTGCATACCTAACAAATTAAAATAATATGAAACTAATACTAATATTTACATGCTTATTAAATTTAGGTTTTATTGAACCTATGAATGAAAGCAATGATGATAGAGAAATGTATTATATATATCTATCTGATGGAAATGTGATTGAACATGCATACAAAGAAGAAGTTCTTGAATGGATTGAAACAGGTACATTTGAATATAATGAAGACTTAACAATAAATACTTTATATAATGCAGATTGAAGCAATAATGAATAGTTTAATACTCAAAAATGTAATTAAAGAAACTTCACCTCAAAATGTACAAGAGCTAATTTCTGGGATACTCAGCAAACCTCAAATAGAGTATATATCTGCAGTAATGCATAATGATAAATATGAATTTTTATCAAAGAATGATTATGTTAAAATTAAATATGATGATTCCGGTTTAAATTATGATCTTTTAGATCAATTGCATGATAAAGGTTTATATGATGGTAAATATATATATGGAAGAATTATTAATTCTGATGACTGGGGTGAAGATTTTAATCCGTATCATTATAACATGAAGGTTAATTTATTTTTACTAGATGATGATTTAAAGTTATTTTATTGTGAAGAAAAGATAAATACTTATAAATTAATCAAAATAAAAAAACAAAATATAAAATACTATCAATATGGCGCAGATATCACCACAACTTCTAGAGAATGAATGGATAACTCATAATGGTTTAAAAAATTTCTTAAAAGATAAAAAGTTATCTTTTGGAGATGAAATGAATAGAAAATATGCATTTAAAGATGATAAATTATTACAATTAGCTGATTGGGATGCATTTAATTATATAAAAGAAAACCATGTAGTAGAAAAACCAAAAAATTATAAATGAAAAGATTTGGTATAGTAAATTATGATGTTATGACTGATCCTGAAGTATCATTACAAGCAAAAGGATTATATTCATTATTATGTTGCTATGCTGATAAATCCAGAACTTGTTACCCTTCAATTTCAACTCTTGCAGATATTTCAAACAAAAGTACAACGCAAATATCTGTATATATTAAAGAATTAAAAGATGCAAATTATTTAAAAAGAATCAAATACAAAATTAAGCTTACATGAGTTAGCTATATTATTGTAATATTTTTTAATTTTTAGATTCAAAATAAGACAGCTTTTTATATAAAATGAACGTTTAATTGTTATATTTGGTCATACTTATGCCATGATAATACAATTGCCGTCCGGAAAAATAATTGAATGTTCTGTTGAGATATATTTACAACTATCTGATCAGGAATACAATGAATTAAATGGACTAGGCGCTCAGTATACTAAAGAAGATTCTAATAATCCTTTTTATAATCAATATTCTAATGAATTAAAGCGTGCTAAGCAAGCTTTTGAAGAAGATCATGAACATGAGCCTTCTCTTTATGAAATAGATGATGAGGAAAAAAGAATTGATAAGGATTTTCATCCAGATGATATATAGAATAAATCTATTCTATTAACTTTTATTAAAATTTAAATTATGTCAAAAAATCAAGTAACCGTGGTTGCTGATGATAACGGTAACGTTATACGTCAATCACAAAATCCAGAAATTGGATTCGTAAGAGTAACCCAAGAAGCAGTAAATTATAGCCAAACAGGATGGGTTCAAAGAAAAACTAGAAGTGCCTTAATTTTAGGTAATATAGATGATCTTAAAGAATTAAAATTTAAGAACAAACAAAAATTAGAAGGTAAAATTGTAGTTAAAGAATCTACAGAGCCATTTAATATGACAGATCCTGATAGAGATTTGAAAATAGCTGGTGATACCGGTATTATTTGCGCTACTGCAGATGGAGAGCCTATTTATAGAACAACTTTCTATGATGTAACTGGTGAACAATTAGATACATTTATTGCACATGCAAATGGAGATGCTATAAGACAAGCAAATGCAGAAGGTTCTGGAGCTGAGTCAATAGCTGAAAGTGAATTTAGTGATGAAGATGGTGATGAATCAGATTCATTAACTGTAGAAGATGAAGCAGAAGATGTTGAAGAAACATCAGAAGATGTTGAAGTAGATGAAGAATCATTTGAACTATAAAATCCAACCTCCTAATGAGATATAAGTCCCAGGAAGACACCGTAACGTAGGCATTTTCGTTAATGTTGGGCACTGTAAAGTCAGTGATATTAAGCACACGGGGGTATCCTACAGTAAGAAGGCTGTAGGACCCCTTTTTTTATTAACCACCTTAAAATTTTAATTATGGAATAGTCAAGAATTACATTTGAAACAACTAGTTATGAAGAATTACTTCACAACAAGAGTTTTTGTTAAAAAAACTCCAAGAGGCACAAGTAATACTTTAGCAGAGCATCTTAGAAAAGAGTTGCAAAAACAAATTAATAGACATAAAGTATCTATTAATAGAAATGTTTTTGTTAAAACTCAAGAAGAGAAGGCAAAGTTAAAGATTGCTAAAGCTGAATGGAAAAAAAGACAGTAACATCTTGACAAAATCCTAAGAAAAAGGTGGGCTAGTGCTGAAAAAACCATAAGGCACTATTTTTATTAACTAAAACCAATATATTATGTTATCAAAAGATCAACAATCATTATTGCAAAAAGAAAGTGCAATCATGAAATTAAAAAACAGAGAAGAAAGATTTATATATTATGGAATATATGAATCATATTGTGCAAATAAGGACAATATTCAAAAGTTGCAATACACAAAACTCAATCCGCAACAACATTTTTTATTTAAACGTGTATTACACGGATTAAATATGTATTCAAAAGAACAAATTGCAGTAATGCATCCTCAAAAAAAGAAGAGAATCTCTAAAGTATGGCGTAAAGGTCAAAATGTTATAAATGAATGGAAGCAAATTTTATCAAATAAAAAACTTAATAAGTTTTTGTTTGTGACATTTGGAGAAAGAAGTTCATTTGTAAGAGATCTTATGGAATATCCTATAAATGATATAGATCCAAATTATGTGGATAAATCATCTTTAAAAGAACAGGGTATTACATATGAAGATTTAATCTTAAGATTTATGCAAGTGGGATTATTACCAAAAAATTTTCTTATAATAAAATGAGAAAAGTAAGTAAAAAACTTGCACAACAACAAAGGGAGTATAGTAAGCTGCGTAAGACGTGGCTTACTGATCGCCCAGTGTGTCAAGCAAAAATTCATAGATGTACATTAAAATCTACAGATGTACATCATAAAAAAGGTAGGGGAAAGTATTTATTAGATACAAGTACCTGGTTATCAGTATGTAGAAATTGCCACAATTGGATAGAAATACACCCAGAAGACGCAAAAGAATTAGGGTTTAGTATATCAAAAATAAAATAATAATGAAAAATTTAATAAAACAAACATTAGCAGTAATTGGATGTGTTATGCTATCTTTTGGGATAGTTGCAACAATGTCTTTTATTGCAGGACCTTCAAAAAGTAAAATAAAAATAGAAAAAAAATTATTATCTAAAGGTAATGAAGCAGAAAGGTATTGCAATGAAAATGATTTTAATCAGGATTTTTGTATTCTCATAGATATGAGTTTACATTCTGGTAAGAAAAGATTTTATGTTTATGATTTTAAACAAAAAAAAGTTATACAATCATTTCCAGTAAGTCATGGTTGTGGAATTAACTCATGGGGATCTGGAGATAGTGCTGGAAATCCTAGTTTTAGCAATACAGTTGATAGCCATCTCTCATCTCTTGGTAAATATGCCATTGGAGATAGAGGTTGGAGTAGCTGGGGAGTAAATGTAAATTACACGTTACATGGATTAGATTATTCTAATTCAAATGCTTATGACCGTTACATTGTATTTCACTCTTGGGAATGGATTTCAGATAATGAAATTTATCCTGCGGCATCAGCAGAAGGTTGGGGATGTCCAGCCATATCTAACAATAACTTTAATAAAGTAGATAAATTATTAAAAAATCAAACAAAACCCACTCTTATGTGGATTTACAATGAATAATGGAAGATTGGAATAAAGATAAATATCAAGGTAGAAGAAAAGATCAGGTTGACTTTTCAAATAAAGTAGCAATTATATCAGGAGCAATTTTTATACTCCTGATTATAATTTCAACAATTATTAACCTATTAAATTAAAAATCATGAAAGATAGATCACAAAAAGCAATGGTTATAATATGCATGGTACTGGCATTTGGTACAGGTGTATTTGTAACAACAGCTATTAAAGTAGAGAAAGTGCATTACATTCATAAAAACAAATGTGATGGAATATGCATAGACTATAGAGAAGCATATGGAATTGAAGAAGGTTTAGATGACATTTACTATTATGTAGATAAAATAAATAGTGGTGACACTACTAATCCTTGGACAGATTACATTAAGAATAAATGCGAATACATTAATAAACAAATTCAAAAATAATAATTATGAAAAATTTAATTTCAATTTTAATACTGTCATTGCCACTATGTATGGTGGCATGCAGTAAAGATAAACTTGCAGAGGACTTGATGAGTTGGTATCCCACTGGAGAAGAATGGGATGATCATATAAATGTCATAGTAGAAGAAGCTAATAAAAGTAAAATTGAATCTTTAATTAATATTGATTCAACAAATACTTTTGGGCAATTAGTTGCAACACATGCAGATGTGCAGACATTGCAAAATACAGTATATGATGGAAGTTGGGTTAACATAGGATATCCTGGCGGAGATCCTGGTTATCAACAAGGTGTTTGTACTGATGTTGTAATAAGAGCATATAGATTCATTAACATTGATTTTCAAGAATTAATTCATGAAGATATGAAAATTGCTCACAGTGAATACAATAAAAGATATCTTACTAAAAAGTTAGATAACAATATTGACCATAGAAGAACTCAGAATATTCAAACTTATTTGACAAGAATAGGTGCTAAAATATCTGTCCCTAAAGTTAATGATTATAAACCAGGTGATATAGTATTTTGGGATATTGCTGCAGGACACACGGGTATTGTAAGTGATAAAAAATCTCTTAATCATGGAGGTTATATGGTTATTCACAATATTGGCGGAGGTGCTGAAATAGAAGATCTCTTATATACTTGGACTCCTATGGAAGTTTACCGGCTTAATGATGATCATGTAAATAAATTACAAGAAAATTGTACTTTTGAATATAGTTATCATGAAGATTTTAAAAGATATGTCAAGTAGAGAGAAAGTTCAAAAAGAAGCTTTAGAAATAACCCTAGGTCACAAACGTTGTGGCTTAGGGATTTCTATGGGTGTTGGTAAAACTAGAATAGCATTGCAACACCTTATAAAGAACTATGATCCTAATGGTAAGTATTTAGTTGTAGTTCCAAAGAATGCTGTAATAGATTCTTGGAATGATGAGCTGGTTAAGATGAAGAAGGATGTTTATTTATCACAACAAATAGAATTTGTAAATTATAGATCTATACATAAATGTAATCCAAATGACTACAGTATAGTTTATTTAGATGAGTGTCATAACTTATTACTTTCACATGAAGAGTTTCTTAAAAACTATAATGGGAAGATTTTAGGTTTAACTGGTACTCCACCTAGAAAAGGATCAGAAAAGTATACAATGGTTCAAAGATATTGTCCTATTGTATATGAGTTTAGTGTAGATGAAGCAACAGATAGTAATATTCTTAATGATTATAGAATAATTATACATCATTTAGAATTATCTAAACTGCCAAACTTAAAAAAGACAAATAAGCAAGGTGGTGTATGGTATACATCTGAAGTAAAAGATTATGCTTATTTAAATAGGCGTTGTCAAGAAGCTATGAGTGGAAAAGCTCAGCAAATGGCAGCAATAATGAGAATGCGTGGATTAATGGAATATGCAACTAAAGAAAGTTACTTAAATGGTATTATAAAAAATATTTCATCTAAGTGCATTATATTTGCCAACACACATAAACAAGCAGATCGTGTTTGTAAACATAGCTACCATTCTGGAAATAAAAAATCAGATGAAAATCTAGAATTATTTAGTGATGGAAGAATTGATAAATTATCTTGTGTATTACAGCTCAGTGAGGGTATATCTATTCCTAATCTGCGTCAAGGTATTATTATGCATGCTTATGGTAATAATAGGAAATCAGCGCAAAGAATAGGTAGACTTTTAAGGCTATCTCCAGATCAAAAAGCAACATGTCATATATTATGTTATAAAGGTACTCAAGATGAAAAATGGGTTACAGAGGCATTAAAGACATTTGATCAAAATAAAATAGAATATTTTAATCCTTTAAATACTTAAGTAGAATGATGCAGATTTCAGATAGGCTAGATCACTGAATAACTTGGGGGGACTGTAAAGCGAGTTCTCCCCTGCATGTTCTTAAATTATTATGAATACAAAAGAACTAGAAAAGATATATAATAAAAGATGTGAGGAAGATAGTCCTGCTATTATCCTATATAATGATAATGTAAATACATTTGATCATGTAATAAATTGTTTAATTCAATTTGTAGATCACACCAGTATACAAGCAGAGCAATGCGCTGTATTAGTACATAATAAAGGTAAATGTTCTATAAAAAAAGGTGATATATCAGATCTAATACCTATAAAATCAAAATTATTAATGCACAAATTAAATGTAGAAATAGAATATGGGTAAAATGAAAGAATTATATATTCAAATGCAAGAAGAAGAATATGAAGGAAATCCTTCAGAATATATTGCAGAACATATAAATAGAATAAATGAAGGGTTTTCAGCAACTAATATATTATGTCCAAATTGCATGAAAGAAAAGTTAGCTCAAGATAGTGAAACTGATCTAAAATGCTTTAAATGCGGATATGATTTTATTAAAATAGATGAAAAAACTGTAAAATTTAAATAATACTAAAATCAAGCAAAATGAAAATATTCAAAAAATTAATGAAATTCTTACTAATAAGTGTATTAATGCTTGGATTAGGTATATTTATGTCTCATTACATAGAAGTTGGAGATTATAATGATTATGGTGAAGAAAGAATTTATATATCTGATAATGGATTTCATATAGATATTATAATTCCGGATGAAAATAATGATTACACTGCTTATGGCTGGGGATCTAAGGTTTTCTTTATGGAAATTCCAACTTGGGATGATTTAACATATGATGTTGCATTTCAAGCTTTATTTACAAAACCTGCATCATGCATGCGTGTGACAAAGTATGATCAATACCAATCAAATTGGCAAATTATTAGATTGTCTGAAGAACAGCTTTTTTATATAAAAAAAAGAATAAATGAGCAATTTAAATATGATAGTGCCGGAAATAAAATATTAATCAAAGATAATTACTATGAGGCTAAAGGATCATACTGGGCTTTAAATACATGTAACACTTGGGCAAACAATATAATTAAATCAGCAGGCCTAAGAGCTAAATTATATACATTAAATAGTGAATCAATAAGTGAATTATACTAAAAAAGTTAATTATTGGATTAAAAAATTACAACTTGATAAATGGTCTATTGAAATAGAATCAATAGATCATGATCAGGTTATTTGTGATTGTCCACCAGAAGATTGTTATTTCATAGGTATACATTATAATGATACAATAAAAAAAGGTATAATATTTCATGACAGAGATCTTACAGAAGAAGATATAATACATGAGTTATTACATGTTAAGTATTCTGATTGGTCAGAAGACCAGGTTAATAAAGAAACAGAAAAACTATTAAACCAAAATAAAGATGAGTGAAGACTATTTTGCAATTCGCAAATCACAAATTAAAAACCAAAACAAAGAAAATGAGTAAATATGAAGTAGTATTTAGAACATATTATAAACGTGCAGTCATAGATCAAAATTATATTATTGAAGCTGATAGTGAAGAAGAAGCTTATGATTTAGTAATGACTGGACATTCAGATGAATATACTGAAGAAGTAGTAGAACTTCTTAATGAAGTATCTAGTGAACATCAATATACTGAAAAAATAGAAGAAGATGAATAAGTTATTATTAGTAGCACTCTTATTAGTAGGGTGTGGAGACAAAGAAAGATCAGAGAAGTATGAAGATGATTGGTCAAAAGCTAAGCCTCTTGTAATGGAAAGATATATAGATGGATCAAGTTACTATGAAAGAAAAATAAGTACATTCATAATGGATGACCACAAGATTATAATATATCATGGTAGCTATGGTGGACGTATGGTAGCAATACCTTTAAAAAAATAAATTATGACTGAAAATGAATTAGAATTATTAGGTTTTGAAAAACAAATAATAACTGATGATGAAAGTCAAAATGGTTATGACTTTCATTTTTATGTATATAAAGTAGTAGATGGTTTAACATTTGTATCTTGTGCTAATGATGAAGCGGA